TAGCTACCGCTAATACGTTGAATGTTATTGGAACTGGTTTTTTCAATCAAGTACAAGCTAATACATCATCAAATACAGGATTAGCTACCGCTAATACGTTGAATGTTATTGGAACAAGTTATACTAATGCAATCCAAGCTAACACTTCATCAAATACAGGATTAGCTACAGCCAATACACTGAATGTTATTGGTGTGGGTTATATTAACCAATTACAATCCAATACCTCAACAAATACTTCTTTATCAACAGCCAATACATTAAATGTTATTGGTGTGGGTTATATTAACCAATTACAATCCAATACCTCAACAAATACTGTTCTAGCTACAGCTAATACGTTAAACGTTATTGGAACTGGATTTTTAAATCGTGTACAAGCCAATACTTCAACAAATACAAGTTTATCAACCGCTAATACATTAAATGTTATTGGAACTGGATTTTTAAATCAAGTACAAGCTAATACATCATCAAATACAGGATTAGCTACAGCCAATACATTAAATGTTATTGGAACTGGATTTTTCAATCAAGTACAAGCTAACACTTCTGTTAACACATCATCAATTACAGTTTCTAATAACGTTGCGACAAATAATGTAGTTTCAAATACTGTATATGTTACTGGAAACATCACTACTGCTAATATTGTTACAACTGCAACAATTTCAACAGCAAACTTATTTGTAACGAATAACGTCAATACGGGTAATGTCAATACAACAAATACTGTATATGCATCTAATGTTGTTGTTACTGGAACTAATGCAACAATAACTGCGCCTTCAATAACAACATCAGGTCCAGCAACAATTGGTGGGGCTTTAACAGCATCCTCAGCAACGGTTACAGGAAGTTTTATTATAACAGGAAGTACGGTCTATAATTCACCATCATTTACTGTGAATTTAAACGGTGCGACAAGTGGAACAGCAAATTCAGAGTATTCTGTTTATAGACCATTGAGTGCATCAGATATAGTAGTCGGTGGTAGATATATCATCATTAGTAATACTGCAACTAGTGGATCTAATAACTTTACAGGAATTGGTGCATCAAGTAATGCAAATGGTACAATATTTACAGCAAACGGTACACTTACAGCAAACGGTGTAATTGTAGCATCTAATGCATCATTACTGTGGTACGAATCTGGTGATTATTGGACAGTTAAAGATGTAAACGTAGCAAACACATTCTATCGAATATTAGATTCGGGTATGTTGTCCGATAGTGTATTGTCTACATCATCAAATGTTGCAACATCAAAATCAGTAAATACTGCATACTCGTTTACTCAAACCATTGCAACTCAAGCAAATACATATTCAACTAGTATTTCTGTAGGAATTGGTACCCAAGCAAATACATATGCTGATTCAGTTGGTACTAGATCAAATACTTTTGCTATAACAATTGGTACTCAAGCAAATAGTTTTGCTATAACAATTGGTACTCAAGCAAATACATATTCTGATTCAGTTGGTACTAAATCAAATACCTATGCACAATCTATTGGATCACAAGCTAATACATACTCTACAAGTATCTCTGTAGGGATTGGTACTCAAGCAAATACATATGCTGATTCAGTTGGTACTAAATCAAATACTTTTGCTATAACAATTGGTACTCAAGCCAATACATATGCTGATTCAGTTGGTACTAAATCAAATACATATGCACAATCTATTGGATCACAAGCAAATAGTTTTGCAACTATCATTGGTACCCAAGCAAATACATATTCTACAAGTATCTCTGTAGGAATTGGTAATCAAGCCAATACATATGCTAATACAGTTGGTACTAGATCAAATACCTATGCACAATCTATTGGATCACAAGCAAATAGTTTTGCTATAACAATTGGTACTCAAGCAAATACATATTCAACTAGTATTTCTGTAGGGATTGGTACTCAAGCAAATACATATGCTGATTCAGTTGGTACTAAATCAAATACTTTTGCTATAACAATTGGTACTCAAGCCAATACCTATGCACAATCCATTGGATCACAAGCAAATACATATTCAACTAGTATCTCTGTAGGAATTGGTAATCAATCCAATACCTATGCACAATCCATTGGATCACAAGCAAATACATATTCAACTAGTATTTCTGTAGGGATTGGTACTCAAGCAAATACTTTTGCTATAACTATTGGTACTCAAGCAAATACATATGCTGATACAGTTGGTACTAGATCAAATACTTTTGCTATAACTATTGGTACTCAAGCAAATACATATGCTGATTCAGTTGGTACTAAATCAAATACTTTTGCTATAACAATTGGTACTCAAGCCAACACATATTCAGATTCAGTTGGTATTAAATCTAATACATATGCACAATCTATTGGTACCCAAGCAAATACATACTCAACTAGTATTGCTGTAGGAATTGGTAATCAAGCTAATACATTTTCTACAAATTACACAAATACAGCTAATGCATTTCTACAAATATTTGCAGCAAATGCAACATTATTAACTACTGGAACTATACCTTCCGCTAGATTACCATCATCTGGAGTAACTGCCGGAACATATGGTGGACCAAACGGAAGCAATACAGCCATGTCAATAGTTGTAGATGCAACAGGACGTGTTACAGCAGCATCTAATGTCACAATCATTCCAACATCACTTATTGGTACTGGATATTCACCTAATATTAACTTAACTGATGCTGCAACCATCACTTGGGACACATCATCAGGTCAAGTTGCCACATTTACGTTTGTATCAACCAATCGCACAATAGGCGCACCGACTAACCTAAGTAACGGTGCATTCTATGCTTTGGCTGTGATTCAAAACGGTGGATCAAACACCTTGACTTGGAACTCAGTATTTAAGTGGGCGGCGGGTGTTGCACCTACACTCTCAACTGATGCGGGTGCAAAAGACTACTTCACATTCCGATCTGACGGTACAAACTTGTATCAGCAGGGCATTGCACAGGGGGTGGCATAATGTTTCCAATCATGGCGGGTAGCAGCCGTACAGGATACAACCTTACACGCTCGCTTAGAACAAGGGCGAGTGCTAGTGCTTCGTTAAACCGTACTCCAGCAAGTGCAGGTAATCGTCAAAAATTCACGCTTAGTTTTTGGACTAAGCGAGGGGCTTTTATTAGCTCTGACTTTGCCATGCTGTTTTATAGCTATGCATCTACATCAGATTATTTTGGGATTTCGTTTGACAGTCTTGCCCGTTTAAATATTTTTGATGCTTTAGGTGGTCTGTCTTTAACGACAACTACCGTATATCGTGACCCAGCATCTTGGTATCATTTTGTTATTGCAATTGACACAACCCAAGCAACCAACACAGACAGAGCAAGAATTTATGTAAACAATGTTCGAGTCGTGGATTTGGCGATTGAAACATACCCAGCACAAAATACTAATTTAAATTACAACAACGCAATCATTCATAGAATTGCGGCTTCTGATTATCCGTCATTTCCACGATATTACGATGGGTACATGACTGAAATAAATTTTGTTAACGCTTTGCAACTTACTCCATCATCCTTCGGCTCAACCAACGCTCTCACAGGCGTATGGCAACACGCACGATACACAGGCACATACGGTACAAACGGGTTCTATTTACCGTTTACCGACAACTCTGCGCTGACCACAAGCAGCAACGTAGGCTTGGGGCGTGACTATTCAGGCAATGGTAATTATTGGGTGACAAACAACATTAGCATCACGGCTGGTGTGACGTATGACTCTATGACGGATGTGCCTACGTTGACTGGTGATAGAGCGGCTAACTTTGCTGTGTTGAATCCAATTGCGCCAAACTTAGCTGGCACACCTACAATTTCAAACGCAAACTTGTTTGTTAATTGTGCCAGTGCGTCAAACTTTAGCGCAGTGCCTGCAACCATTCTTTTGCCTACAACAGGCAAATGGTATGCGGAATTTACTGCGATATACGTTGATGGCTCAACTTCTATATTAGATGTAGGCTTGCTTAGTTCTAATGACTTTCCTACGCCATCAGGTGTTATTGGTGGCAGCGCAACAAGTTATTCGTACAGGAATACTGGGTCAAAAATTAACAGCGGTGCTGCAACAGCGTATGGCGCAAGTTATGTTATTGGCGACACAATTTCAATTGCATTTGATGCTACTGCAGGAACACTTACGTTTTACAAAAACAACGTAAGTCAAGGTGTTGCATTTAGTGGATTAACTTTGCAATATTTTTTTGCCGTAGGGGGGTTTAATTTTGCTCAATGGCAATGTAATTTTGGTCAACGCCCATTCACCTACACACCACCATCAGGATTTGTTGCTCTTAATACATTCAACTTGCCCAACAGCACCATCGTCAAGGGTAGCGATCACATGAACATCGCACTTGCGAGAGGCGCAGATATTAAAGCTACGACTGAGGCTTTGTTTACAGGACAGTTCCTAGAGTGGATTAAGGACAGAATAAACGTAAATAACCATCAACTACTAGATAGTGTGCGTGGTTTGTCGGCGGTATTGCAATCCAACACCACGGCAGCCGAAACAACCTACACAACACCTAGCGGCAGTTCTGTTGGTTGGGCGTGGAAGGCAGGGGCATCGGCAGTATCAAACACCAATGGCACAATCACATCACAAGTGAGTGTTAATGCTAGTGCAGGGTTTTCAATTGTGACTTATACGGGTACGGGTGCTAATGCAACTATTGGGCATGGTCTTGGTGTTTCGCCAGAATTTATTATTGTTAAATCTAGAAGCGGTGTGCTAGATTGGCGGGTGTGGCACATAATCAACCCAGCCACTCGTTATTTATCGTTAAATTTAAGTGATGCAGCAGCGGTTTCGGCTGAGACTTGGAATAGCACATTACCAACATCGTCTGTATTTTCTGTAGGTACAGCACTAAATGTTAATAATTCTGGTTCATTATATGTAGCATATTGCTGGACACCAATATCCGGATACAGTAAATTTGGTAGTTACACGGGAAATGGAAGTTCTGATGGACCTTTTGTGTACACAGGATTTTTACCTAAATGGATACTTATTAAAATGTTAGGGGTAGATAACTGGATTTTGCATGACACAAAACGTAATCCCTATAACACCATGACAAGTAGTTTGTACCCTAACCTTACCAATGCTGAAGATCAGTCTTGGTACGTTGACGCATTATCAAACGGTTTTAAAATACGATCAGGTGGCTCAACAGCAATGAACACTAACGGTGTAAATTACATATACATGGCTTTTGCCGAAAACCCATTCAAAAATAGTTTAGCGAGGTAGTTATGTTTGCAATCATTTCCAACGGCGATATCGCCTTATTTGTACCAACCAACACAGCCTTTGAGTGGGATTCAATCCAATATCCTGCTAACTGGTGTAACCTGTCTAGTCCGGAAGAAAAGGCAGCTATAGGTATGGTCGATGTGATCTACGGTCAGTATCCTAACGATCAATACTACTGGGTATCACAAAATGAACCCATTTATGCTAATGGTGTAGTAACCATTAACTATACAACTACACCTAAAAATTTAGATGCGTGTAAAACAAACTTAATAAATTTAACAAACACAACAGCATATACATTACTATTACCATCGGATTGGATGGTAGTAAAATCATTTGAAACTGGTCAAACAATGAATACAGATTGGAGTGTATGGAGACAGACAATTCGTAATCAAGCAGGAGATTATATCACTTCAGTTAAATTATGTAAAACGATTAATGAACTTGAATTACTTCCTCCAGTGATATGGGAAAAAGATCCAAATTATACAAATTAAATTATTAATTCAAATGACTAAAAAATGATCGCAAATAAAATAACACAATAACAATAGGATACGATTATGCCAGCAGGATACAGTAATTTATATCTTAATCAGAATGAAACATTCATTTCACAGTTAACATTAACTGATTCTAACGGTGTTCCTTATAACTTAACTAGTTTTAACATAGCTAGTGCTGCTAGACGGTCCTACTATTCTGCAAATGCCACAATCAATTTTGTGGTTTCTATCATTAATGCTAATAATGGTATTGTTCAATTGTCAGCCAACGCAGCAACAACAGCAAATGTACCTGCGGGTAATTTAGTATACGATGTACTAATTCGTAATACAACATCAAATAATATAACAAGAGTACTGGAAGGACAAATTTTTGTTTCGCCAGGAGTTACCTCTGTTAGTTCCGTATAATGCCTGCGATCATCGTCAATCCGGTTAATGCAATAAATGTCCGTGTTAATCAAGGAGATCAGGTAACTGTACCAAGTTCAAATTTAAGTATAATTGATGTTCGTGTTAATCAAGGAACTCAGGTAACTGTACCATCAACATCAATATTTTCTGGTGCAGTAAATGTACAATCTCAAGTTGATGAGATATATGCAATTGCAAATTCAGCTTCACAGACAGCAAATACAGCATACTACTTAGCTAATAATATATCTACAACAGCAAACAATGCTTTCTATACTGCAAACTTAGCTTCACAGACAGCAAATACAGCATACTACTTAGCTAATAATATATCTACAACGGCAAATTCAGCTTTACAAACAGCAAATGCTACAACTGTATTAGCACAATCTAATTATAATTTTAGCAATACTGTTAATGTATTTACGCAAAGTGCCTATAGTGTTGCGAATTCAGCTTCAGCTAATACTATAATCACTCAGGGTATAGACAACACACAAAATACAAATATTTCTAGTGTAACCAATTATGCTGCATCAGGATTTGCTAAAGCAAACTCAGCTAATATACTTGCACAATTGGCCTTTGATAAAGCCAACACTGTTAATGTTTATGCTTATTCAGCAAATACATTCTTACAAGCCAATGACGTTATCACATTAAGTACTGCACAGACATATACAAATACAACTAATACGGCTATGAAAGCGTATGTTGACCAAGCCAACACCGGATTAAAGTCATATGTAGACCAAGCCAATACAGGCATGACTTCTTACGTGCTTTCTTCCAATAATGCTGTAACTGGTTATGTAACATCATCTAATACGGCTATGAAAGCCTATGTTGATCAAGCCAATACTGGAATGGCTTCATATGTGTCTAGCAATGTAACATCAGCCAATACTGCAATGAAGGCATATGTCGATCAGGCTAACACTGGTCTGAAATCGTATGTTGACCAAGCCAACACCGGTATGGCATCTTATGTTTTAGTATCCAATAATGCGGTGTCTGCTTATGTGACTGCTGCTAATACGGCAATGAAAACATATGTAGACCAAGCCAATACTGGAATGGCTTCATATGTTCTATCGACAAATAATGCTGTATCAGGATATGTGACTTCATCCAACACAGCGATGAAAGCTTATGTTGACCAAGCCAATACAGGCATGGCATCATATGTTCTATCGACAAACAATGCTGTATCTGCTTATGTGACAGCAGCTAATACTGCAATGAAGGCCTATGTCGATCAGGCTAATACTGGTCTAAAGTCATATACAGATGCAACACATTATGCTAAAACTGGTGGTGCCATAACTGGTTCAGTTTCAATTTCGAATGATCTAACAGTTTCAGGCAACTTATTTGTAAATGGTACAGCAACAACAATTAATACTTCATCAATAGTATTAAATGATCCTTTGCTTTATTTGGCAAATAATAATTTTATTTCAGATTCAGTAGATATTGGTTTTGTTGGACATTATAATTCAACAACAAATGCTCATACTGGTTTAATTCGTGATCCTAATCTGAAAGAATACTTATTTTTTCAAGGTTATACACCAGAAATTGAAGCTAATAATTTAATTAACATAGCAGATCCATCATTTGCATATGCTAACGTTTATGCAGGTTACTTTAAAGGTAATGTTGTTGCTAGTACAGTGAGAACAAATGGAATAGATGTATTCACATATATAACAGCATCTTTTGATAAAGCCAATACCGTAAATGTTTTTACGCAATCTGCATATACTACAGCTAATACAGCAAACTCCAAAGCACAAGGTGCATTTGATTTAGCCAATACTCTAACTGGTGGATCATCAATTGACGGATATGCTAGACAAACTGCAAATTCAGCTTTTGATAAAGCCAATACAGTAAACGTATTCACTCAAAGTGCATACTCACAAGCAAACTCTGCAAATATATTAGCACAGGCAGCATTTACTCAAGCTAATACAGTCAACACCTATTCTTACTCAGCTTATAGTACAGCAAATACGGCTGCTGCAAATACTGTGGTTTTACAATCAGTAAATGATGTACAAAACACTAACATATCAGCAGCATTTGATAAAGCAAACTCTGCAAATATGCTAGCACAGGCAGCATTTACTCAAGCCAATTCAGCTAACATATTAGCACAGGCAGCATTTACATTTGCCAATACAGTTAATGTATATTCTTACTCATCTTATAGTACAGCAAACTCAGCACAGTCTAATACAATTGTACTACAAGGAATAAATACAACCCAAAACACCTGGATTAGTGCTAATGCTGTGTTTACACAATCGGCATTTACTCAAGCCAATTCAGCTAACATATTAGCGCAAGGTGCTTTTACATTTGCTAATACAGTTAATACATATTCTTACTCAGCTTACAGCATAGCAAACTCAGCACAGTCTAATACGGTAATAACCCAAGGTGTAGATGTTACTCAAAACACCTGGATTAGTTCCAATGCAGTATTCACACAGTCTGCATACAATACCGCTAACACTGCTAATAATACAGCAAATATTGCTGCAACAAACATAACAGTATTACAATCAGTAAATATCGTACAAAATACCACTATTGGTGCATCTTTCGACAAAGCAAATAGTGCAAATATTTTAGCACAAGCATCATTTACATTTGCTAATACAGTCAATACATATGCTTATTCAGCAAACACCTTCTTACAAGCTAATGACGCTACTACTCTAAGTACTGCACAGACATATACAAATACAGCTAATACGGCAATGAAGGCTTATGTCGACCAGGCTAATACTGGTATGGCTTCTTATGTTTTGGCATCAAATAATGCTGTAACTGCTTATGTGACAGCAGCTAATACTGCAATGAAGGCCTATGTCGATCAGGCTAATACTGGAATGGCATCGTATGTACTTTCTACAAACAATGCTGTATCAGGATATGTAACTGCTGCTAATACGGCAATGAAATCTTATGTTGACCAAGCCAATACTGGAATGGCTTCATATGTTTTAGTATCCAATAATGCGGTGTCTGCTTATGTGACAGCAGCTAATACGGCAATGAAAGCATATGTAGACCAAGCCAATACTGGAATGGCTTCTTATGTACTTTCTACAAACAATGCTGTATCAGGATATGTAACTGCTGCTAATACTGCAATGAAAGCATATGTCGATCAGGCTAATACTGGAATGGCATCGTATGTTTTAGTATCCAATAATGCGGTAACTGGATATGTAACTTCTTCCAATACCGCAATGAAAGCGTATGTAGATCAAGCTAACACTGGTCTAAAGTCATATGTAATTCAAGCCAATACAGGCATGGCTTCTTATGTACTAGCCTCTAATAATGCCGTAACTGCTTATGTGACTGCTTCTAATACGGCAATGAAATCATATGTAGACCAAGCTAATACAGGCATGGCATCGTATGTGTCTAGCAATGTAATTACTGCTAATACTGCAATGAAGGCCTATGTCGATCAGTCTAATACTGGAATGGCATCATATGTACTTTCTACAAATAATGCTGTAACTGCTTATGTAACTGCTGCTAATACATCCATAAAGGCTTATGTTGACCAAGCCAATACAGGGTTGAAGTCTTACGTTGACCAAGCTAATACAGGCATGGCTTCTTATGTACTTTCTACAAACAATGCTGTATCGGGATATGTGACAGCAGCCAATACTGCAATGAAAGCATATGTCGATCAGGCTAACACTGGTCTGAAATCGTATGTTGACCAAGCCAATACTGGTATGGCTTCATATGTTTTGGCATCAAACAATGCTGTATCCGGATATGTAACTGCTGCTAATACTGCTATGAAGGCGTATGTCGATCAAGCTAATACTGGTCTTAAATCATATACCGATGCAACTCACTATGCTAAAACTGGTGGAACTATTTCAGGATCGGTATCTGTCACAAATGACTTAACTGTATCTGGTAATTTAATTATTAATGGTATTTCAACAACTATTAATACTTCATCAATTGTCGTAAATGATCCATTGATATTTCTTGGAAATAATAATACTATTTCCGATACTGTTGATATTGGTATTATAGGACATTACAATTCAACACAAAATGCTCACACTGGTGTTTTTAGAGATGCTACTCTAAAAGAATGGTTTTTCTTCCAAAATTACACACCAGAAATTCGAGCTAATAATTTAATTAATATTGCTGATCCTACTTTTGTCACAGCTAACGTATATGGTGGATTCTTTAAGGGTAATCTTGTAGGTAATACTGCAACAGTTGGTGGTATTGAACTTGGTGCATATAGTCAAGCTGCTTATAGTACAGCAAACTCAGCACAGTCTAATACTGTAGTACTTCAAGGTGTAAATACTACTCAAAATACTTGGTTAAGTTCTAATGCAGCATTTACACAATCAGCATATACATTTGCTAATACGGTTAATGTATTTACTCAATCGGCATTTACTCAAGCAAATGCTGCTAACATATTAGCACAAGGTGCATTTACATTTGCTAATACTGTTAACACATATTCGTATTCTGCTTATAGTACAGCCAATTCAGCACAATCAAATACTGTAGCACTGCAAGGCGTAAACACATCTCAAAACACCTGGATTAGTTCTAATGCAGAATTTACTCAATCAGCATATACTTTTGCTAATACTGTAAATGTATTCACTCAATCAGCATTTACTCAAGCAAATACAGCAAACATATTAGCACAAGGTGCATTTACATTTGCTAATACTCGGTTAGCGAATACAGGAACCTCAATCACTGTCAATGGTTCATCTCAATTAATTATTGCTAATACACAACCTTCAACAAGTAATGTTACTGGTGCTTTGGTTATAAGTGGTGGTTTAGGTGTTGCTGGTAACGTTAAGGTAACAGGAACAAACAATTATTTTGCTGGTAACGTTGCTATTGGATCAACCGAATTTATATCTGGTGATATACTGTCAATATATCATGCTACGGCTAGTAATCCATTCATAAGTGGAGATTTGAACACAAACTTAACTGTTCATAGAAGTTCCACAGATGCCGTTGGTCCAAATATGGTGCTTAGAAAATCCAGAGGAACTATGTCCTCGCAAACATCAGTTATAAGTGGTGATGTGCTTGGTACATATTTTTTTAGCGGTTATAACGGATCTAGCAATTCAAATGTAGCTCATATTAGAGGTACTATTGGTACATTTACTAGTAATACTAATATCAGCAGTTATGTATCCGTTTTCACATCTCCAGGAGGTACAGCAACACCTTCAGAAAGTATGCGAATTGCTGGTGGAACAATTTCTCTAGGCGCAGCGCCCGGCTCAGAATCCCTGCGTGTCACGCCTATTGCTAGTGCGGTAAATTTTCTTGAGGTGTTGGGTGCAAGCACAGGCGTATCTCCGGTTCTACAGTCAACTGGCTCAGATACTAACGTCAACGCAGTATTTGCCACTAAAGGTACGGGCGCACATTTATTTAGAACAAATGGCAACACTGCCAATACACAGTTTCAAATATCCCACTCAGCCTCAGCTGTTAATTACCTACAAGTGTCGGGTGCGGCTACAACTGGCGCACCTTATTTATTCTCTACTGGTACTGACACAAATGTAGGTATGCAGGTCTCATCAAAAGGCACTGCGTCAATATCATTTTTTACAAACACTTTTGCACAGGCTCAATTCAGCATCGCCCACACAGCTTCAGCAGTTAACTATCTGCAAGCAACAGGTGGGTCTACGGGTAATGCGCCGTTACTTACTGCTCAAGGTTCTGATGCAAATATAAGTTTTACGATGCAAGCAAAAGGCACTGGTAGTTTTTATACCTTTGGCGCTGGTATGTATTATTACAACCTAGCGTCCGCCCCACAATTTGCGGTGACAAGCACAGCCTCAGCAGTTAACTATTTGCAAGTTACTGGTGGTGTATCAGGCGGCAGCCCCGTAATTAGCGCACAAGGTACTGATTCAAATATCAATCTTGTATTTGACTCAAAAGGCAGCAACGGACACTTGTTTAGAACTAATGGCGGTAACCAAACTCAATTCTTTGTAGGACACACTGCCTCAGCGGTTAACTATCTGCAAATAAACGGTAGTGCAACAGGTAATAGAACAAACTTTTACGCTCTCGGTTCTGACGCAAACGTAGGTATAAATTACAATGCCAAAGGCGCTGAGTACCATGTGTTTACAGCTAACTCTGGTTACGCAAACTTTGTTATTGCGCCTACTGTTAATGCCGTAAATCAAATATATGTGACTGGCGGCGCTACGACTGCGGGTGTGAACTTTTCTGCCCAAGGTAGCGATACAAATATCTTCATCACTTACGACGCTAAAGGCACAGAGGCGCATAGCTTCAGAACAAACGGTGGTCTGCAACAATTCCGCATTGCACCGACAGCCTCCGCTGTTAATTATTTGCAAGTAAACGGCAACATAACAAGTGCAGCACCTTTTATGTCTGCACAAGGCTCCGATGCAAACATTGGAATGAGTCTTGTACCAAAGGGTGACAATCCTGTTCAGGTTTTAGGGAACGGTCAAGCCGTATCCAGCATTAGTACGTCAGGCGCACTTGGCAGTGCGTTGCTTGTTTCGGATACGGCTGGCGCAGCGGGTAACGGTGGCTCTGTTGTATTTGGTGCGGCATCAGGCTCATGGCGTTTTGCGGCGATTAAGTCTTATGTAACAAACGGCGCATCAAACTCACAAGGCGATTTGTATTTCTTAACTCGTCGTAATGCTACAGACGCTAACCTTACGCCTTCTATGCAAATTACATCAAGCGGGGCAGTGTCTTTAGGATATGCGTCTGCGGCATCACAACCATCTTTACTTGTCACGCCTGTTGCCAGTGCTGTGAATTATGTTGATGTATGGGGTGGGGCAACAGGAACAGGTGGACGCATTTTTGCAAAAGGTTCTGATACAAATATTTCTCTTGAATACATTTCAAAAGGCGGGTCGCCACATACGTTTTACACCGGAACCTCTTCGGCTGTTCAGTTTCGTGTTGCCGACACAGCCTCCGCAGTTAATTACCTGCAAGTAACAGGCAGCGCAAGCACAACGCCAACCCTTTCAGCACAGGGGTCTAGTGCAGACGTTGATATAGTATTGACACCGAAAGGTACTGGTGGATTACGGTTTACAGGACCACTTCTACCAAACAACTTGGCAGGCACATCGGGACAAGTCTTAACTTCGGCTGGTGCAGGTGCAGTGCCAACATGGACATCACCAGCCGTAGGTACGGTTACAGGTGTTACAGCAACGTCTCCTGTTGCATCAAGTGGTGGCGCAGCACCTGTCATCAGTTTAAGCGCCGCATATGGTGACACAACAAACCCATATGCTTCAAAGACAGCTAACTTTGTGCTTGCAGCACCAAATGGATCCGCAGGAGTTCCTACATTTAGAGCAATTGTTGCTGCCGATATTCCCACACTTAACCAAAACACAACTGGTTCAGCAGCCACCTTAACAACCATTAGAACCCTTTGGGGACAAAACTTCAATGGTAGTGCTAACGTTACTGGTGCCATTGCTAGTGTAACAACATTATCAATGAATAACCAGTTGACCAATAGTTTAGCTACTGGTACAGCACCATTTGTAATTACTTCGACAACAAGAGTTGCAAACTTAAACGTGGCAACTGCTGGTACTGCTGACACCGCCACGACTGCTACAACAGCAACTAGCACACCATACCCTGTATTTTCTGACGATGCAGTATCAAAAGACAACATTACTACTAGAACAAATAGTGGTTTTTATGAATCTAGCACTGGAACTTTAGCAGAAGGATGGCCCACAGATAGTGGAGGTTGGCATCATTTGTTATCAACAACACATACTAATGATGCAAATTATTATGCTATGCAATTATCCTCTAGATTTGATACTCAAGATTTTTATTATAGAGCAACCAATGGATCCGGCACTACTGCTTGGTCAAGAGTTCTATTGAGTACGAATTTTAATAGTTTTTCTCCAACCTTAACGGGAACGGGAGCCAGTGGATCATGGGGAATTAACGTAACAGGCTCTGCTGCTACAGCTACAACCGCAACAAACCAATCTGGTGGAACTGTTAGTGCTACAACTGGTTCTTTTTCAGGGAATATAGCTTTACCTTCGGGTGCAGGAACAAACGCAATTAAAGCAGGTACGGGAGATGGCGCTTCTTTTACAACATATAATTTAAAAATTAATTCTTGGTATGGAATTGGTTTTGGTGATTATCAAGATTTAGCTACTGTTAAAGCCTATATTGATTGTCGAACAGGTAATTACGGAACAAGTGGTCAATTTGTTTCTACAGTTGCTACTGGCACAGCACCATTTTCAGTTGCTTCTACTACTAGAGTGGCAAATCTAAACGTTGCAACTGCTGGTACTGCTGACACCGCAACAACTGCCACAACTGCCACAACTGCTACAACCGCAACAAACCAATCTGGTGGAACTGTTAGTGCTACTACTGGCTCGTTTAGCGGATTATTAATAGGTGCCTCATCAGCCGCAACAAACGTTAATACTGCTAATGACACTGGATCTTTTTCTGTTAGAGGTAATACCAGCACAATCGCTTCAATGTCCTTCCATAGAACTGGTGCATACGCAATTAACATGGGATTAGGTACGGATAATATATTCCGTATTGGGGGATGGTCGGCTTCAAACGATTGTTTGCAATTAACAGGCACAGGAAACTTAACAACTCTGGGTACCATAACATCCGGCGGGAGTTTAACAGTATTAGGAACAACATCACTAGGAGCCGCAGCAGGATCAGAATCCCTACGTGTCACGACTGTTGCTAGTTCAGTTAACTACCTGCAAGTAGAAGGAAGTGCAAGCACTACACCAACACTTTCTGCACAAGGTTCTGGTGCAAATGTTGATATAATATTGACACCAAAAGGCAGCGGTTATGTTGTCATTGACTCAGCATACTCACCAAACCTGACACTAACAGATGCAGCTACAATTACTTGGGATACTAGTACAGCGGGTGGTCAAGTGGCAACGTTTACATTTGTATCTACAAATAGAACAATGGGCGCACCAACAAACTTAAAGAATGGAGGTTTTTATGCTTTAGCTGTAATCCAAAATGCTGGTAGTAACACGTTGACTTGGAACTCAGTATTTAAGTGGGCGGCGGGTGTTGCACCTACATTGTCTACAACAGCAGGGGCTAAAGACTACTTCACATTCCGATCTGATGGCACAAACCTTTATCAACAAGGTATCTCACAGGCGGTGGCATAAAATAATAAATAAACACTTTATAAATATAAAGTAACAATTAACATTAATAAAAATATTTGGAAAAATTATGAACACAACTTATACATGGAAAATTAACAGTCTTTCTGTTATGAATGTACCAGAAGAAAATACAGCAGTAATGAGTAATTTTACCATTTCTGGCGTAGATGGTAGTTTGACTGGTTCGGTTACTTATTCAGTAAATCTCTTACCTGCTGATGCAGATAATTTTACTCCATATGCAGATATTACTCAGACAATGGCTATTCAATGGACAAAAGATGCTTTAGGTACAAGCCGTGTCACAGCAATGGAATCAGAAGTTCAGGCACAGATTGATACACAAAAAATTCCAACGCCACAACCAGCACCATTGCCTTGGGTTTCAACAGAAGATATTAACGTAGCATAAATAGTAGTACATTATTAATACATTAGGAGAATTGAAATGACAGAACAAACTCAACAACCAGAAGCAAAAGATCCAGAACTTACATTGACTCTAAAAATTAGTCAAATTAATGTTTTACTTGCGTCTTTAGATGAAGTTCCACACAAGTATAGTCGTGGCGTTATTGACACAATTCAACAACAAGCCAGTGCTCAAGTACAAAAACTCCAAGACAGTGGAGAAATCCCTAAATTTCAAATGTAATAACATGATTTCTCCTGTTGAATAAATATATTGATAGGAGAATTAATATGTCTACAATTACAAATAGAAACGATTTTGCAGATTATTGTCTAAGACGATTGGGTGCACCGGTCATAAACATCAACATAGATGATGATCAGGTACAGGATCGAATTGATGATGCACTCCAATATTGGCAAGATTACCACTATGATGGTGTACAAAAAGTATACTACATCAAAGGTATACAACAAACGGATATTGATCGAAGGTACTTGGATCTCAGTCAGACAGTAGATGCTCAAAATAATCCATTAGAAATAATTGGTATTACCAGAATATTTCCTGTTTCAGATACCATGTCAAATGTTAATATGTTTGATTTGAGGTATCAACTTCGTTTAAATGAACTCTACGACTTCACCTCAGCCTCATACATCAATTATACTTTGACAATGCAACACTTACGTTCACTAGAACTTATGTTCACTGGAGAAGTTCCTATTCGATATCAGAGACATATGAAAAGACTCTATATTGATTGGGGTTGGGGAACACAAGCCAAAATAGGACAAGTTATTGTAGCTGAAGCTTTTGCTGTGATTAATCCGGATGTTTATGGAAATGTATGGTCGGATCGTTGGTTAAAACAATATGCCACAGCTTTGATTAAAAGACAATGGGGAACCAACATGATGAAATTTGGTGGTCTACAATTACCTGGCGGTGTTACACTGAACGGAAAAGAAACTTTCGCTGAAGCTACTGAAGAAATAACTAAATTAGAATCAGAAATGATTACGAACTACGGTGGACCTTTGGATATGTTCATAAACTAATATGGCAACTTCACAATATTTCAACAACTATTCTGCGAAAAACGAACAACGTTTGATCGAAGATATCATTATAGAATCCATTAAAATAATGGGTTTCGATACCTATTATCTTGCAAATGACAATGATGCGGCTCGAGATTTATTATTTGGAGAAGATCCAGTCAAGAAATTTGAAACTGCTTTTCCTTTGGAAATGTATCTTACTAATGCAACAGAATATATGGGTGACCAAGATTTCTTTTCTAAATTTGGTCTTGAAATTAGAGATGTAATTAAAGTCATTGTATCACATAGGTCATTCCATGAAAGAGTACCAAACAATATTTCTCGTCCCCGTGAAGGTGATTTGATATACGTACCCTTCTTAAATGGTACTGGTGAGTTATATGAGATTAAATTTACCGAACAAGCAAAAGATATGCATATGTTAGGTCGTATAAATCCATATTTCTATGAACTTTCACTTGAAAAATTCAAATATTCTCAAGAAGTTATTTCAACTGGTATACCAGATATTGATGATGTTGTTACTCAATCAGCCTATACATTGAATCTAAACTTATCCGCCAACGGTACAGGTAGTTACACATCTTCAGAGATTGTGTTTCAATCAACCGATAATACGTTGGCCAACGCAAACACATATGCAACAGTACAAACATGGTTTGTTCCATCTAGATTGTTGACTGTAACGAACATATATGGTGAATTTGCAGATAATGTTAAAATCATTGGTGCATCAAGTAATGCACAATTTATATTAGCAAATTTTGATCCATTACAAGATCCAGCAAGAAAAGAAAGTTATGACAATCAAGTTATTAATACTTCAGCCACAACAATTGTTAATAATACAGAAATAAATCCATTTGGTAGATTATAATGGCAAATACTTATTATAATAGAAGTATTAGAAAGATAATTGTAGGATTCGGAAACATTTTCGATAATATAACACTTGTTCGTTATAATACAGATGAATCTGAAGCCGAACGTTTCATTGTACCTATTGCATATGCATCAAAAGAAAGATATGTAATGCGTTTGGAAGGTGATCCAGATTTAGATAAAAAAATACAAATGACTCTACCTAGAATGTCATTTGAAATGAACGGCATTAGTTATGATTCGTCTCGCAAACAAAATACAAATGTGAAAGCCTTTGCACAACAATCAAACGGTAGTGTTAGTTCTCAATACAATCCAGTACCATACAACTTTGATTTTTCATTATACATCTATGTCAGAAATATAGAAGATGGTTCACAAATTATTGAACATATTTTACCATTCTTTGCACCAGACTATACAATTAAAATAAACATGGTACCAGAAATGGGTATAGTTAAAGAAATACCTGTTGTATTAAAAGATACCAAATATGAAGTTGAATATGAAGGTATGAGAGAGAATGATACCCGTGTTGTTATTTGGACACTAAATTTTACCGTGAAAGGTTACATTTATGGAGCTTCAACTCCTAATGCTTCAATAATCAGAACAGCTATTACTAATGTATATGATCAAGTCACCGCAGATAGTACGGTGGTATTCAAAATGGCCAATACAGGCAATGGTATATACCAGACAGGTGAAATTGCATATCAAGGTTATTCTGTAAACACATCATCTGCATCAGGTAAAGTTGTTCAATGGAATACAACGAATAAAGAATTATATTTAACTGAGTTACAAGGCAATTTTATATCAACACAATCAATCAAAGGTCTAAACACAAACGCAAACTATGTATTCAATTCATACGAGGTTTCGCCTTTAAAGTTGGCCAGAGTTGTTGTTGTTCCTAATCCAACATCAGCTAACGCTAATAGTAATTATACATATACTACCACTATAACAGAAACACCAAACACATAAAATGAATACTTTTGATAAGAATATGGAAAAAATATTTGATGTGGTACCTGTTGAAGAAAAAAAGACTCAGGTAATTACAACAAAATATAATGAACCCACAGATATGCAACAGGATTTAAATGATGCATACCAACAGTCAAGAGAAAATCTCCAAGGTATTATTGACCAAGGCCAAGAAGCCATGGCAGAAATATTAGAAATTGCAAAACAAGGCCAACATCCTAGAGCATTTGAAGTCTACGGTACACTACTTAAAAATATGGTAGATGCTAATAAAGAACTACTAAACATACAAAAACAAATGCGTGATATGGATAATGTAAAGAAAGAAGTAAATAACACTAATATTGACCAAGCTATTTTTGTTGGTAGCACAGAAGAATTGAATAAATTACTAAAGAATAATAATGAAAAAAAAGTTATAGATATGAATTAAATCCATTTACATTCATAACCCTTATGTTTTTTTTGTTTCCCCCTGGCAACGGTCATCATTGATTGATAATTTAAATTATTATCTATACAATATTGTTTCAGATTATCCGTAACAACAATATTACCATTTAGATCTATTACATTACAAATTTTATTGTTTAATGGTGGAATTCTTTTATTATCTGGTCTATCGTTATATTTTGATTTTGGATCAGACCAATATAATTTTCTTGTATCTGACATTTTTTGTTTAAATACAACGGTATTGCAAGAGTCTTTATGTTTTTTAATATAATTCAAATTTTTATATATTGAATTTTCTTTTTTATGGTTTTCTTTCATTTTGTTGGATTGTTTTTTCTTTACTTCAGGTTTGTTTTTACCATCAATTTGTTTTTTTCTATATTCATCAGAATTAATATACGAATTTTTATCTTTATGTAATTGAATCATTAAATCACTTTTTAATTTTTTTGATATTTCATATTGTTTGTTTGTAATTTTAATATCATTACTGTTAGACATTCTATGAAAAGCGTGTATCATTTTATGTTTTGGTGATCCTATTAACATTTTTGTTAATAGATGATGTACAGTATAATGTTCTTTGGAAGTTAAATACACCAAATTTTCTTTGTCATTTGAACCACCTAAAGATTCTGGTATAATATGATGTTTTTCGGTGTAACTATTAGGTTTGGACCTAGTTTTGGCTGCATTGATTATGTCATTATACCAATGAGTATATTTGTTATCTAAATACATTTGCTGGCATTCCTATAAAATGTTAGAGTGTATGCGGTCTGAACACCGTCGATACACACCTATTTATATTATCAAGGAATTAAATAATAGTGGCAACATCAAAACAGACGTATAGGGATAATCCCCGATTAAAAAGGGTTGGTGTACCAGTTAATTGGACACCAGAGTTAGTTGAAGAATATAAAAAATGTAAAGAAGATTACATCTATTTTTCGAAATATGTAACCATTATCTCTCTAGATAAAGGTATTGTACCTTTTAATATGTACGATTTTCAAAAGGACATGATTAAAACCTTTGATGAAAATCGTTTTGTTATCGTTAAATGTCCTCGTCAGGTTGGTAAAACCACAACAGCAGTTACATATCTTCTTTGGACAATACTATTCAAGTCTGCACAAAACATTGCAATTCTGGCCAACAAAGGTAAAACAGCAAACGATATTCTAGGTAAGTTACAATTAGCCTATGAATCAATACCTATCTGGATGCAACAAGGTGTCGTTGAATGGAACAAAGGCCGTGTTGAATTAGAAAACAATTCAGTTATTATTGCCAACTCAACATCATCATCTGCTGCTCGTTCTGGTGCATACAACATCGTATTCTTGGACGAATTTGCGTTCGTTCCTTCTAACATTGCATATGACTTCTTGACTTCTGTTTATCCTGTTATTACATCAGGTACCAAAACCAAGATTCTAATGGTATCTACACCAAACGGCATGAATCTGTTTTATAAATTATGGAATGATGCTGTCAATAAAAGAAATGATTATGTACCATTTGAAATTCATTGGTCTCAGGTTCCAGGTCGAGATGAAGAATGGAAAGAACAAACCATTCGCAATACATCAGAACACCAGTTCAGACAAGAATTTAACACAGAATTCTTAGGTTCAACTAATACTCTGATTTCTGGTACCAAATTACAACAGTTGACATATAAACAACCGATTGCCGAACATGATGGTGTTAAGATTTATGAATATCCAATCAAAGGTGATGATGACAACAAGAAAGATCACCTCTATGGTATTTGGGTGGACGTTTCAGAAGGTAAGAATTTAGACTCCTCTACATTCTCCGTCATTGATATGTCTACTACACCTTACAGACAAGTAGCTACATATAAAGACCCCACCGTGTCTCCTATGTTGTTCCCTACACACATATACAATGCAGCTAAATTGTATAATGATGCCTATATTTTGATAGAGATCAATAATACACCACAAGTGGCTGACATTATTCACCAAGACCTTGAGTATGAAAACTTATTTAAGGTATTTACCGGTAATAAAAAACCACAACAGTTGTCGGCTGGTTTTGCCAGAGGTGTACAGTTAGGTGTCAAAATGTCACCACAAGTTAAAAGAATTGGTTGTTCAAACCTAAAAATGCTTATAGAAGGCAATAAACTGGAGTTGGTTGATTTTGATACCATATCAGAACTAACTACATTTGTTGCAAATAAAACTTCCTTTGCGGCCGAAGCGGATGCAAATGATGATTTGGTTATGGGATTGGTTATGTTTGCGTGGGCATCCACTCAAAAATATTTCAGAGAAATTGTTAACCATGATTTGAGAAAACAAATTCAACTTGAAAATATGAATCAAGTTGATGAGTTATCACCACCTACACCTATGATGGATAATGGAATAGAAACTAATTTTGATGTATGGGACGATGATGTGTGGGAGAAAGCAGATGGTGGTGAGGTTTACTCTGGTTATTTTAGAGAATTGTCCAGATAAACTATAAAAGTGGTGTTATATAAATATCATGATGGTATCTTATTATAACTGCCAAAAACAAAAATAATTAAGGAGAAACAAATGGCATTTCAAATCTCTCCAGGCGTATCAATAGCGGAAGTTGATCAAACAGCATCAACTCCAACTATTGTAACTACTGCCGGTGCATATGCAGGTCCTTTTGCATGGGGTCCTGTAAATAAAAAAACTTCTGTACCAAGTGAAACATCATTAGCTGAACAATTCGGTAATCCAGACAGCAACACATTTACATCATTTTTCTCTGCTGCTAGTTTCTTGGCATATGGTAACAATTTAACAGTTGTTCGTGCTGCAAACAATACAACTTATAATTCTTCTGCAAATACAGCCGCTGCCGGTATACAGATTAAAAATAAGGATATATTTGAAACTTCATACCTGTTTAGCAATAACAATAATGCATATGGTGCTTTTGTTGCCAGATATCCAGGTGAATTAGGTAATTCATTAACAGTTTCAGTTGTTGATGCTGCATCATATTCAACATCATGGAATGTTAATGGTATTGGGGTTTCTTCATATTTTCCAACTGCACCAAGCACTTCAGCTCAAGCTGCAGGTTTAGGTTCAGCCAACGATCAAATTCACATTGTTGTAATGGATACAGGCGGTTTATTCACAGGTACAAAAAATACAGTATTGGAAACTTTTTCATTCCTATCAAAAGGATTTGATGCAAAAGATTCATTAGGTAATCCAAATTATTATAAAACAGCAATCTTTAATAATTCAAAATACATCTACGCTATAGATCCAGTTTCATACTCAACAACTAACGCTAGTTGGGGTAGAAATTTAGCTAATACAAATTTTGTGACAATTTCTACTGCACAAACAACAACATTAGTTAATGGTAGTACTGCCACAGTAACAGACGGTGATATTCAGTCCGCTTGGAGTGGATTCACTAATGCTGATACAACAGATGTGTCTTTAGTTATTACTGGTGCAGCAACCGTCACAACACAACAATATGTTATTGATAATATTGCAAATGCCCGTAAAGATTGTATTGCTTTTGTATCACCACCATCTGCAAATGTGGTTAATCAATCAGGTTCGGAAGTTTCAAACATTACTGCTTGGAATACGGCCTTATCAAGATCATCTTCTTATGCTGTAGCCGATAGTGGTTGGAAGTATATGTTTGACAAATATAACAATGTTTACCGTTATGTTCCATTAAATGGTGACATTGCTGGTCTATGTGCATATACAGATTCAGTTCGTGATCCTTGGTTTTCACCAGCTGGTTACAACCGTGGTAATCTGAAGAATCTTGTTAGATTGGCGTGGAATCCAACACAGACGCAGAGAGATTCTCTGTATGCCCTTGGAATTAATTCAGTTGTTTCAATGCAAGGTGCAGGCACAATGTTATATGGTGACAAGACTCTACAAAGTCAGCCATCAGCATTTGATCGAATCAATGTTCGTAGATTGTTTATTGTCTTAGAGAAAACTATTGCAACAGCATCAAAATATTCGTTGTTTGAATTTAATGATTCATTTACACAATCACAATTTGTTGCACTTGTAACTCCATTCTTACGTGATGTTAAAGGTCGCCGTGGCATTTATGACTTCCAAGTTATTTGTGATTCTACAAATAACACACCGAATGTTATTGATGCGAACCAATTTGTTGGTGACATATACATCAAACCTGCTCGTTCAATCAACTACATTCAGTTGAATTTCGTTGCAGTAAGAACTGGCGTTTCTTTCAACACAATCGTTGGTTCAGTCTAATAAATAACTCAACGATATAGGAGAAAAAAATGGCATTTAATGCATCTCAGTTCAGATCACAGTTACAATTTGATGGGGCTCGTCCCAATCTGTTTGATGTTAACATCTTGTTTCCAACATTTGTTAATAATACAAAAAATCCAAGTGATAAAATTCAATTCATGGCTAAATCAGCTCAACTACCGGGTTCTACAATTGGGATTGTTCCAATTTATTACTTTGGTCGTGAACTCAAATTTGCCGGTAATAGAACATTTCCAGATTGGACAGTAACTATTATTAATGATGAAGATTTTGTAGTACGCAATGCTTTAGAACAATGGTTAAGTGCAATTAATAGTCATGCAGGAAACGTTCGTAGTCAAAATGCTAGTAATCCTTTAGCATATAGCCCTGCTGATGCTACTGTTAACCAATATTCAAAAATTGGTGGCGATCCAATCAAAAAATATACATTTACTGGTTTATTTCCAGTAGATTTAAGTACTATTGATTTGGATTGGAGTTCAAATGATTCTATTGAAGAATACACGGTAACCTTTGCATACCAGTACTGGACTTCGGATACAACAGACGTTTAATTTATATTATATTTCAGAGAGGACTTCGGTCCTCTCTATTATGTTTAATTGATTTGGAATAAAAAGAAACTTATGGCAAATAAATTCAGTCT